GAGTATTCGTCGAATTCGGACCAATGGTAACAGGCAAAGTATTTAAGTTTACCTTTGTCGCTGTGTTACCAATAATCGGAGTTTGGTTAAATTGATTTAGTTGCATTGTTTGTGACATGGTCGAATCCTCCGTAAAAGATTAATTAAGATCAAACGACTTATTTGCTACCAAATAAAGCTTTACCGCGCGCTAAACCAGCTTCCATAGAACCAGAATGAGGAGTACCATTCTCTAGGAGAACAGCGTCTTCATTTGTCTTCTGTTTACCAGCATTGCTGATCTTAACGAATGCACCTAAATTAGCAGCACCAGTCCGCAACGCTTCATTTTCTAATTGAAGGGCTTCTAATTTTTCATTAACTAGAGCCAATTCATTTTTCAATTTATCACCTTGAGCAATGGCTTGAGCTTCAGGATCTTTCTCTGTACCATCGGAATTGTACATAGTGCAATCATCGCCGTGCTTACCATCTTTGGCTCCGCAACCGCAATTTTTCAATTTTTTATTCTTAATGGATTTATCGCGAGATTTGCCTTCGTCTTTGCCTTCTTCGTCTTTCTCATCCTTCTCTTCACCTTCATCGGTGTCGCCATTAGCAGCTTTCCAAGTGTTAACTAAATCAATTAGCTTGGCCGTCTTGCCATTGGGTAAAGTGATTTCTTCCTCTTCACCAACTTCTTCGGCTACGGTAGCATTATGCAATTTGATAAGATCAGCGATTTTTACCTTGACCCCATTAGCCAACTGTAAAACGCTATCTAAAGAGAAACCCTTATGTTCATCTTTCTTACCAATAATTTTGAAAGCCATCTCGTTATCCTCCGGTTTGTGTTTTTCTAAATAAGTCTTCTCGTTATACAAATATGCGGGTTTGTCATTAACCATCATCGGCGTGCCGCTACCAACCTGATCCAAGCAATCCTCATATCGAGGATTTGCAACCAAAGCTAAATGTTCCCCAACTCCTGAGACGATTTCTTGAGTGTATGGGATATTGTGATAATCACCGCCTGAAATAAGCTGATTGACTTTATACGAACATGATACGCCCCATCCATCAGAAATCTTTTCATGTCCCTTGTCGTGCGTGATAAGAAAATCAACATAGTACCAGCCATCGACTGCATTGAAATAAATGTCCGTAATATATCCAACTGCAAGGTCGAGAAAATTTCCTGGATCCACTTCTTCATGCTTAATAATAACGGGCTTGCCAATGAAAGAAGGAACGAGATTATCAATTGTTTCTTTCCGCAAGAGCAGATTATCAAGTCCCATCTCGGCATAAGAGACAAGGCCTTGCTCGATAAACTTACGAGTATATTTTGCAGGCCATTGTTTTTCATTACTAATCTTAGCATCATAGAACTTGAAACGATTGCCCATAAAATAAAAAGCCCCGAAACTATTTAAAGTTCCGGGGTCCTTTTTGGAGTGTCCCTATTCTTAAATTACAACTTCAATATGTGCGACGTTTTGAGCTACCTTTTTCTTTAACACATAGCGCCGTGAGACCTTTTGATTTATTTGCCCAACCTCACCGTTGCACATGTGAATCTCAATGCTTCCGGTAAAATCGGGGAAAGATTTTTCGCTTAACATCTTTAGTATGTCTAATTTTTGTTCCATTGTCAATTTAAATGTGAATTATTTTTTATTTATTCCACAATCGGAATCGCTACACATCTGCAATTGAAATCCTCGCCGGGGTTATTACGCGCACCAGTATGTTGATCCGTTATCGGTGGATTATCCCACGAGAATATTTTACCGTTTAACTCAGCATGATCATGACGAACGCGGATGTCATGAGATGTGCTCCACTTGTACCTACTAAGATTTGCCTCTTTATAACGAGTCTCTCGATATTTTGATACAAGCAGAGATGTTTCTTGTCTCGCAAGAAATTTCGCTTTTCTCTCCGCTACTCCATACTCTGCCTGCAAAACATCACGTAAATGATCCGCTCTATAACCTTCTGATACCGCTTCTTCGACGCGCCCACGTAATTTAATTATCTCTTGATCATACCAATCCGCAATATACAAATTCAAATTATGAGTATAATCCTCGGCGATGGCATCTTTCATGCTCGGCGTCATGTCCATTGGAACCGATAAATTCTTTGGCATGCTCACACTAAATTGTTTATTCAAATCAATAAACATGTGATCAAGTAGGGGCTTAACATTCTTAGATTCAATAGCCGGGGCGATGTTCGACTTATTAAGCTCTGCCAATATTTTATCTTGCTGCTGTTTGAATTTTGATTTAGCTTCACTAATAATAGCACGGATATTCATTGGTATGCTAGACTCTTTGAGAAAATATGTTTTATCTTGGGAGTTGAAATTAGCACCAAGCTTACGTAATTCCTTTCCGATAGCGGCATTGAAATTACCGTAAAACTTATTTTCTCGAAACCATATTTGTCCACTTAATAAAGCATTTACGAGGCTGCTTCGATCTATTGCATTAGAGAGAGTTGTTTCTTCTGGCTTCTTACCTAGAATCTGAAATAATTTAAAATACATTATGTCGAACATCTGACGGGCAATGTATTTAAATATTGGATCACTGTATACGTCTTTATCTTTGATAGGTTGTAAGAATTCCACTTAGAAACCTTTACAAATAATATCGTAGATTTCCGATAATCGTTTCGCAGTATATACTTGCCCGCGCCATTGAACTGACCATATTTGATTTATACTGTCATACGTGGCTGTCTGTTTGATAGTATCACGTAATTTATTTTTATCATCCTGACTCATCAAGCCATCGTTGTTTGCTTGAGTGGGTTTCCATCCTTCTTCACCCTCGCGCCCCGTTGCAAACTCACCGTCATTGCGCATACTGTGATCACAGTTCTGTCCGGTTAATGGCATCATGCCGGTATTGCCACACACGCGGCATCCAGGTTCATCGGATGAAATACCAGGCTCAACGTCTTTAGGAATAAATAAACCCATATCGCTATTATTTATCATCCTTTACCATCCTTTGGTTTTTTACCGTTGACTTTTCCTTTCCCTGGTGAATTCCCTTTTTGACCTTCTGAGCTACTAAACTCATCTTGCATGTCGCTCATCTTAATTGGCTCGCGTAGACCTTGACCAACTTCTGTGTCCATCATAAATATTCCATCCTGTTTAAGAGCATTGAAAACTTCCTCGCCGGTCATTAAATCAGACTGGAATAATTGGATATATCGATTCTGCTTTGAGGTGTTGACCTGTTCTTCTTCTACCTCGCCAAGAACTCTTAAAGGCATGAACTCAATCAACAAATCCTCTGGCTCAAATCCGAATAGATGTCGGCAGCACAGCTTAATGACTGGATAAAGCATATCAAGGGCAGGCTCGCGGATCTCGGACTCTATCATGGCGTTGTAATTCTCAATGTCATCTTCGCCACTATTAAAACCAGACGCACTCATCCCAAATAATTTCGTCATTGGGATTCGGAGCGCACTAGCAATACCTAATCGTATCTGCAACATTATCTCCCCAAAACCACTGAAAGATATCTGCCTTTGTTCCCATTCGTCCTCCTTATCCATGAGCAACGCTTTATGATAATTCTTGCTCATGTTCGCATAGAATAAACGTTTATTAATAAGACCTTGCGCCATATCAGATAACACGGTCGAGTTAAAATCCATCAAACGCCACACGTCAATTTTGGCCTCATCAAGTAACTGGAACAACACCTGTTGAGCTTTGACATATTGATTGATGTCCCTAATCATACGCTCAAGCTCAGACATGCCCCAACCTTGAAGTCTTGCGCGAAGGAAGGATGGCGCTTCTTTACCAATGATACGCAACACTCGGTCCTTGTGAAGCATCTGACCATAATAATTATAGGGATATTCAACCTCGTTCATAGCAATCACATTTAAGATTAACTCCCACCGGTCTGCGGCTACAAATTGCAAAGGAAGATCAGGATAATCAACGAACCGCCAGTTTAATGGTGTAAGGGGGTCTTGTGCGGTGTTTATTATGAGTCCTGCTCCCCCATAAAGACGAGCCCACCTAAACGTATCCATGACCTCGTGCAAGACTTTATTCTCACGTAAATAATTATGGAGTACGCGGATATCATCTTCATCAAGAGTTTCTGATTGGAATTTAAGACCGCCCCGGAAAGCATCTAGTACTGGCATATCAATAGCCGTTTGGAGGATGCCATGGGTCATGTAGCTTTGCGTACAAAGAACGCGATTTAGAGTGATTAGGGGATTGTAATTGTTTGAATTACCTAGAGTATAGCTTTGAGAAAGTGGTTGACTGTCATAATCACCTTGATCAAATATGCCAGCTAATTGATTAATGTTTGGATTACCATTATTGTTGTTAAGAGTAATATCTCCATCATTCAACATTCTGGTAATACTCTCACCAAAAGGACCAGCGCCATTAACAATTTTATTCGTAATCTTTTTTCCGCGCGAGGGTTTAGCTTTAGGGATCTTGCTCATATATAGGATGCTCCGATAATATTTTAACTAGTTGCTTCATTTATGAGCGAGGATCATTTTGTTTATGTCTCGCGTTTATTACCCTAATCTTTTTAGAACTTCGAAAGATGATACTTTTTGCTTCATGTACCGCCATAGCGCATAACGTGCGTCGTCGCAGGCGTGGTTGCTCTTATCAATTGGTATTGGTAAAATGTCTTGTGTTATCTTGTCGCGCTTCCATCTATAATTACAAAAGTCTTCTTTGGCACCGGGACATCGCTTATGAACAATTATTTTATTAAATCCACGTAAGAAAGTAATACCATCATCTACACTTCCTTCGCCCTTTTCAGCCCCGATAATACGAAAACCCTTATTGTGTAAATAGCTAATAGTATCAGGACGAGAAGCATCAGCGCCAATCTCCCAACGCTTGATGTCAGGAATGCCCAATAAAACTCTTGGAATCTCATCAAGCTCTATCCCCCTCCCGTAAACTTCATAATCGATATAGAGATTGTTATTACCAATCCAATAACGATGACAAGAAAGAGGATCGTTACTAAAACCGAAATCAAGGCCAAAATAAAATCTAGTTCCTGGTGGTGTCTCAAATTCTTGATCAAACTCACACTTATTCTTGAAAATAACGTCTTCGGCATATTTCTTTAATTGGCCTTCCCATATCCAAAGATATTTTTCATGATCAACTTGTTTACACCATTCCATCTCACCGCGCAACGCTTGGGGAAAATAATCATTATTATCATAATTCAATTTAGCTGTTATGGTATCCGGACGCGAATTATTTACAAATGTGTTATAAACAGGGCTACTTGCCGTTTCGGGATTAAAGGTAAATATGATTTCACTATCATCCTCGCGAATAGTTGGAGTTAATATCTCAAGACTATTTTCTGAAATTGTTTCAGCCTCTTCAATCCAAACAACCGATATTTTCTCCAAGCTCTTAATGCTATGAGGATTGTTCTTCAATCCATAAAAAACAATATACCCACCATAAACGCTTTTGATTGAATCTTGTTGGATGGTAAAATATTTCTCCAATTTGAGATTGTAAATACAATCAACAAGCAAACGATGAACACTGTCCTTTAGTGACTGTTGAAATTCACGCGCACAAAGAATGCGCTTATTAGAAAGAGCTTTAATCACAATGTAATTCGCAACAGCCGTACTCTTACCACTACCTCGCCCACCGTACAAAACCTTAAATCTTTTATTGGAGCTCAATACCTCTTGCGCTGGTCCTGGCATATAACATGTAACTTGACTCATGCACTTTTCTTGGCCTCGAATATAATATTGGGTGGGAGTAAATCTTTGCCGTCAGCACCGGTATGTTCCACTTTATCAGTGATAAGCTTTAAATGTTTGGCCATGGTTTCAAATGCTTTATTGGCACCAGCAGAGTCGAACTCCCACACGCCTTCTGAGACTTCTTCGCCATTATCATCTAAATAGCTCTCAGTCAATTGCTCCATCTTCTTTTCAAATTTATTAAATACCATGACAGGTTTCTTTTGAAGGCAACGCGAGGCTACTTCACGAAGACCAGCTACAACGAAATCAGCGGTGACTAATGTTCTTTGAGCGCGACAATCCATTTGCTCTTGAATGGCGGTAGATATCTCAGGTTTCTTCAGGTTTTCTTCACCAATTGAATAAGCAGAATCCTCTGAATACCCAGCTCTAATAGCAGCTTGAGTAGCATTAAGATCTTTAAGATATTCGATGACGAACATCGCCTGTTTGGGGGTAAGTTTGTGAGCCATGATTCAATCATATATCATAACTGAATAAGAAATCAAGGCTTATGTGGAATTTCTCGCGCGAGGGTTATTTTATGGGGTAGATATTATTATCAATTTCTTTAATAACACAAAATCCTGTAAATTGTCCATAAGCTCCATGAGCCAATGCTTTGGTTAAAATCTTGTTATATTTTTTTCTATTCTTATATCCACACGTTCTATGTGGATAATGAATATCTCTTAATGGAATTTCTTTAGTCTGCATATAAAAATCTCGCGCGAGGGTTTAAATCAAGGATTATAATAATACGAACAATACTTATCGCAATCACTCATGCGACCAACAATTCCCTGATCACAATTATTCCAACATTCTTGCCATGCAGGATTAATTGGTTGTTCATGATGATGGCGCACCCATAAGAAACAAAGCATAAATAAAATTGGGCCATAGACCCTCCCCGGATGCTTATTACACAACTCACACCATTTCTCCCACATATTAATCAGCTCCTTCCCATGAAAAATCCTCATATTCCCTTGCGTACTTAATAGGTATTTCTTGTTTCACATTATTGATCCTGTCGAGCAACATAATGTAGAAGAAACTAAGTACGCTTGGGTTCATAGAATCTCTCCTTGTTGGCCTTGGTCCGTGTCGATTATGTTCTTATTTGGATTCTCTATTGGATTATTCACTTCTTTCCTTTTTTCATATGTTCAGGGATTATAACTTTTTGCCCACTCATAGCATTAATAGCCAATTCAGCATCGGACAATTCACCTTGACGTACAGATTCTTCACCTAAATAAATATTCTTCTTACAAACCTCAAGATGATTTTTGGCAAGTGGTATCGCACCAATAATCATATTGACAATATACCCACAGAAATTAAGCGCGTAGTCATTGGGGTTCTTCCATAAAGCTTTTTCAAGTAAGGCCTGTACTTGCCAAATACGACGTTCTGCTAATAATAATCCAACCTTAAGATTAACAACCGCTAGATTTCCAACATCATCATTAATGTGATAGTCATACCAAGCGTTCATATCCTTATACATTGGAAATAGCTTTATTGTACTACAAGCATAATAACCAACTAATCCCGCGAGGAATAGTGGTGCGTATGGCAGGTAATGGATAGCTAGATAAGCGATGAAGAACGACATAAAAATATTTGATATTGCCGCGTAGCGATCAGCGACGAGTTGAAGGACGGGGACTATAGCGCACCATTGAACTAATGCCAATACCATAAACACAATATAAGGCCACATAACCATAGGGCAGAGAAAAAAAAGAGCCCCAATACCAATGGCGACACAAATACCTTTATAAAAATCTCCATTGATTTTGTAAGCATCATCATTCCCTTCTTTAGTCCTTCCAAACATTTGTAAAAAGCTATAAACAGTTTGAACGCGCGAGGGATTTAACATCTTTCCTACATAAAATCCAAATAATTTAACAATAACAATGGGGCGACGTGGCTGCCATTTCTTAAGGTCTACACATGGAATAGCCTCTATACGAATAGTATATTTCTCAACAATCTTTTTCCATACTAAGGCGACTAAGGCAGCTAAAGCTAATATGGCCCACGGGTATTTTATTAAGAATATTATTGGTGCCAAGATAACAGTTATTTGAAATAAACCAGTCAATAAATACAATCCTAACGCGAGGGTATAGATATGGTGATTAAAACAAATAATGGTTCCCATTAGAAGTATGGCTGCAATTAAATACCGACGACCATTAAGCCAAATAGATAATTGATTATTCAAAGGATGAACACTAATGAGCATGGCAGCGGCAAATGCTACATCGTTGGCACCAAGAGCAAAGTACGCGAGGATATTAAAATTTATCCATAAGACTAAGGTAAACGCATGGTCAAGGCGCGTGTCAAAAAATGTTCCAGCACCATAAAGTATTGTTTTCCAATTACGATAGCCTTTTTGGTTGCGGTGTTTGTCGCGGCCTTGGTGGTCGTCCATGACATCGCCAAGCCAGATGGTGGGGAAGTAGACAATTAGGTTTAATAAAATGATAGATAATATTTGGATCATGTGGTTATATCTCCCTCTGGTAATGTAATGACGGTTTCAGCCTTACGCTTAACCTCTCTAAAGTTTAACACCGTCGGATTCTCGGTAATTAAATTAACAAGTTCTTTAGGAATATGTTTAAATATCTTGACAGTAGCCTTAATTGTGTTATCTATGCGCGTGTCTTGTTCAACAATACCGACAGGTACCTGTTCTTTACCGTCGTAAACGAATGCCATTTTCTCTACTTTGTATTCAAAACAGATTTTCATTATATTTCTCCTATTATATCCAATATTTCAGACAATTTAATCCCCGTACGTTTCACAAGATCATTTAAAAGTAAAGAGTTTTCTTCTTTTTTACGATAATCGTGCATCATGCCATATTCTTGCCAATCTTTTACAAGTTTTAATAGTTCGTCTTGAATGACCATATTACCTTTTATAAATTATTAATGATTCTTTTGCCCTCGTCGCTGCTGTATATAACCAACGATTCCACATATCCCCCTTAAACATCCACTCCCCTTCTTCAATGATTAAAACATTTTGCCATTCCGATCCCTGTGCCTTATGCGTTGTAATCACATATCCCCAATCGAAATAATCAACATCGTCGGACTTCTCTTCAACGGTTGTATATTCACTACCAAATTGTTTAGGTTCAATACAATTCTCAAACTCAAAATCTCCCATGTCAATAGTTACGTCAAATAATTTTTGTTCTGGTAAATTTTGTATTTCTATTCTTTTAAGGATACCAATATTACCGTTATAAACCATCTTTCGATGATTATTATAGAGACAAATCAAAGGTTCACCAACTACCGGATAATTAAATTCAGGAATGGGATTATTATTTTTTAAAATTTCTCGCGCGTGGGAATTCATGCGTACTCTAGTTCTATTTAAGGCGCATAAGGCGATTGAGTTAGGGTTCGCGTAATGGTGTTCATATAGAGCACTTAGTTCTTTAGTCTTAAAACAATTATTCCCATATTGCCCATAAGGGATATTCCCTTGTTCGCGCGCCATTTGTGCCATCATGATAATTGGATTACCTTCAGCCTGGCGCATAATATTTTCTAACTTTATTTGAGGATTCTCCATTAAATTAAAATTCCCCTTGACCGGAGGCAACTGGCCATGGTCACCAACGGCTAGGATGGGGATCCCTAAACTAGACAAATCTCTAAAGATATATTCATTAACCATGGACGCTTCATCCAAGATGATCACATCATACATTGTACGCATGGCTGTTGGATTAGTGTTAAGTCCAAAGTAAAGCTCATGGCGACCGCTTTGTAGCTTTTCCTTGCCAACTAGACGATAGATAAGGCTATGTATAGTGCCGCAATAGTCTTGTTCGGTTAAAATTCCTGAAAGCTTTGACTTGATGACCGTGGAAGCTTTGCCGGATATGGCGCAAAAGGCTATTCTTAGGTTTGATTTCTTTAAGGTAGAGGCCACGCGCCCAATGATGGTACTTTTTCCAGTCCCAGCGTATCCGCCAAGAGTTAATAGCTTGGATTTGTTAGTGAGCACCCAATCGCAGATATAATCATGGGCCTTAACTTGTTCAGGTGTGAGTTCAATCATTTCTTCGGTCCAATCGTTAAACACGGTTCAGGTGGAGGCATCATATCAATACGGGCATCTAAAATAAGCAATGCCTTGGCATAAACTTCAGGCATCCATCCACTATTAACAAGCTCTTTAACAGCCATCCTTTGCTCTACATTTGAAAGCTCTGACCAGAGGGGATCAACTTTACAGGCCAATTTATCATGTCGTAAGCGCTCATGGGTTAAATCGCCAACCCCTAGATCAATTTTACGGCGCGTGCGTACCATTTCGGAGTAAAGGTCAATTAGATCCTTAAACTTTTCCGGTACTTCTTTATGAATGTGGTTGGATAATATTCCCATAGGTCCACTGATTAATTAATTCACTAATAATATTATTTGATTTTAGGTTATTTTTAAGACATTTGATTTTAAAATCTGTATAAACAACATTTTCTAAAGATAAAAATAAATTTTTTCTATTTTTTTTAATTCGTTGGATAGAAAAAGATCCGTTTTGAGCCCATTTATATACACTTTTTCGACTAACTTCGTACTTTTTGGCTATTTCTGTAATCTTTAATGGGCTATTTTTTACCAAATCAATTACTTGATCTTTAATCTCTTTAGAGTATATTTTATTTCGCATTTATGAATTATAATTTAAAAACGAATATTTGTCAATATATTTTTTATGTACACAGGTAATCAATTTATGCCACCAATATGACAGTGGCAATAAACATAAAAGTGGCAATTCGGGTGGCAAATAGTATTATTAATACCAATGGTTTATGTAAATGCCACCGCTGCCACCGCAATTTTTCAAAAAATATACATCATCTTTTAAAGCAATAAAATTAAGTCTTTCACCAATAAATTACTTACAGCCAAAATTTTTTCATTTTCACGGTGGCACGGTGGCAAATGTTGTAAGTTGTTATATAACATAGACTTAAGTTGCCACCGCAGATGCCACTTTTGAAGAAGTGCCACCGTGACTCGTGGTGGCATCTGAAATAAGGTTTTGGATAAATTCTGGGCTTTCTTTTTCATTAAAGACAACAACCTTGCACTTATATCCATTTATCCGGTAGGTATAATTATTGTCAAGATAGCCCGGCTCATCTTTTAAATATGATCTAATTGCCTCTGCTTTAAAAGGAGCCTCGCGCTTTCTTGTTTGGTAGTCTTTGGCCCAAACATTATAAATTCCATGAAAATATAAAAAAATCTTACCATCCGCAACTTTTATATAATCTTGGATTTTAATGGCTTTATCAAAAGAAAGCGCTTGCACATCCGCAAAGAACATAGAAACCGCGTTCTCAGACTCTTGTTCAGCCTTAACTATCCTTAAATCCTCAAGGAAACGCTTTCCATAACTCAAATCTTCCCCAAACAAAGTGAAGACGCCCGCGCTTATCACGGCCTTATTAATAGCCAAACGATCATCTCCGGTATGCTCGGCTATTTCTTTCTTATCCTCAATTAAGCGTGCCACGAACTTTTCAACGTATTTGGCGTGATTTGAGAGGATTTCATAGGTAAATGAGGATAATTTAGCGCGGTTCTTGATAAACCAGTCAAAATTATTGATTTTTCGGTGTATTTCACTCACCTGTATCGTAATGCAGCGTGTTAGAAGAGCGTTATCCTCTGGAGTTTCTTCCCCGGCTATAATAAGGGTGCCACGGATCTTAGCTTCTCGGATGCCAAATTCAGATTTAACGCCCTTTCCTGCGCTTTGCCGGTTATAAGCGTTACGAAATAGACCGTTTTTGCTCG